TTACAATTTCTCTTCGGTATCTGTTTTGGTTTCTTCGGCGATCTCATCAGCTGGCACTACATGCTCCAGTTCTTTTTGCTGCTCTTCCTGAGCTTTGAGAAAATCCTCGACCGATTTGATCTCCCGTTGCTCAAAGTAAGTCAGTTTTTGAACAGGCTTGCCTTCCTCATCTTTTTCTTCGACCACGGAAATATCAGCTGTCGAAGTTTCTGCGCTTTCAATTTCGGCTTCTATTTCTTCCTTCGTCAGCTGTTTCTGTTTTCGAATCTCAGCCTTTGTAGGCACTGCAATTTTTACGCTCTCTTTTTCCAAGAGCTTGTCAGCTTCGATAACGGTCTGTTCTTTGACGTCTGGGTTTTGTTCTTCAAAGGCTTCGGAGCCTTCGCGGACGCAAACCAGCTCATCGCCGTTGTCTTTGTGGTAAACGACGGTGGCTTCGACGCCCTCGCCGACTACTGAATGTTTTGCTTTGTAGAATTTCATAATGTTATGTGGTTAATGATTAATTAGCTGGCGCAAAGAAGGTCACAAGACCGTTGTTGTAGCACCAGAATTCAAGATAGAGTTTGAAGTTCTTTTTCACTTTGGTGGTGAAGACAGTGGCTGAATCGACAACTGAAGCTGGAAGCGCGTCATTTACGATTACAGAGTGAATACCGTCGTTATCGATCATGATGCGGCCATAGCGGTACGGCGAGCTCAATGATGCACTTCTTGCCCAGCCAAGAAGATAGCCGCCTTTTGCAGCGTTAATTTGTTGGTAAAATCCCCATAGCTGGTTTACCGCGCCCGAGGTGCTACTACTCGAAATTCTCAACATGAAGCTTTGTTCAAAGTTCTCCGAATTAATATTGAGAATCGCCACACCGTACTGACAGAATGATTGGTTTATCCAGATGTATTTGTTTTGATCGTTCAAATACTGTTCGAGTAGCTTATTTGAGATGTCGTAAGCCATGGTATCCATGTCGTTGTAGTAGAGCTTGTTGTCGCCCGTCCCCGCATACCATATTGGTTTTCCTTCAAGGGTGAATCCATAAACTCCATACCAAGTTGCGTTTGCATAGCCCGTTATGTTTTCGAACGATCCATCTGTCGGGTTAAAGGCATAATATTGCTGACTGTAATAATTTGATCCGTCATTGCTGCAATAGCTTGTTAATAGCAGCCACGAACTGACTTCATTTGAAGTAATCAGATGATTCTTGTAGTTGGCGTAGGTTACGTTTGTGGTTTGATTTCCTAAGTACGAATTGGGCATTGTTCCTGTGGTGTTCAGCATACTCCATTGGTTGGCGACGACGTCGAATTTATAAACATAAACATTTTCATGAGCGCCGTATCTCGGACTCATGAGGTAAATGTTTGTGGCGTCTTCCTTAACCGTAAACAATCCACCGACCATCTGGTATGGTGTCGCATAATTGAGATTTGCTAAACCACAACCATAAAGCCAAGTGTCACCGTAGCAGCTGTAGGGCATCTTATTTCCTATGCGGGCGTAGATATTGTCTTTCTTTGTCCAAGTCCATGTACCGATCGTGCAGACGAAAAGGTCGAGAGATACTGGGTCAAGCATGTATAGCTTTCCGCCCTTTACGACGGCAGCCCACCCACACCATTCTTTTTCTTTTCCTGATTCCATCGGGACTTTGACCCATTCGACGGTTTTAAGCGTTGGATCAATGTATGGAAAATATCTGTATCCGCGTGCATAGCTGTGAAAACCGCAGAATACAGCGTATCGGCCGCATGATTTTTGCATCGCCATCATGTCCTGCTCGCTGGCGTAAGCGAAGTTGTAGCTCCACATACCAACCTGAACTGGCATGAATTTACTCGTATTGAGCGTGAAATTTTCAGCTGTATCCATTTCCCAAAGTCCATATTTATGCATGGGTGTGCTGCCACTATAATCAGCAACTTGATATGAACCGATCCAGTACAGTTTACTGTTCGCTCTGAACATTCCATACGAACCACCATTCGTCATTCCTTTAGTTCGAAGGTTTAATGCAGTCGCAGTCCATGTGTTTCCAGTGATGTTGTATTTCCAAATCGTGCTGTAGTTGTCTGTGGTGCTGAAATACTGAACATAAACGAATCCATTGAACACTTCGGAAATATAGTAGCTGGATTGAGTCGGTGCACTCGTACCGATGGCAGCAGTCCATGTATTTCCAGATATGCTGTATTTCATCAACTCATACCCAGCGGTTTGCATGTTTTGGTACGGAACGAAAATTACCCACGCTGATCCATCAGTGAGTAAACGTGCATTTCCTTGGCTGATACTGTGCGATCCAGATATAACAGTAAGTGAAGCCCAAGTATTGCTTGCGATCGTGTATTTGACGAAGTTTCTGCTGGTATCAAGTACATAAAGCACTCCAGCACATGCAACTACTGATGCAATTGTCCCCGCTGCGGTACAGGTGACTTTTTGAGTGATAGCTCCCGTTGTTTGATCTATTTCCCAAAGCGTTTTATCGCTATAGCAAAGCCAGAAGAGCCTATTGCTGGTTTCATCGTAAATGATGTTGTTGTAATTGTAATTTTGGGAATTGTTAAAACGGCTGCGATTGTTGTAGACGTCAGTCTTATTGAATTCCAGCCAGACGCTAGTATCCGTTTGATGATCGTATTTGTAAGTGCCGATCGGGCTTTGTTTGTCGTATTTGTAATCGTATTTGCTTCCCATCCCTTGAGGTAGCGCAAAGAACTTTTTATTTGCCACATCAAAGACATGGTTGAAATACACTGGAGAGTATCTGAAGTTCTGATAATTAATGTTGAAACCCTGACCGCCTTGCTGAAACCATTGGTAGTTGTCCCAGCTGGTAAATTGCAGCGCTGACGGGATCGCGTCCTTGAAGACTGAACCCGAACCGCCGCCGATAGTGATATTTGCCATAGTGTTTAAGTTAAATAATTAAGATGCGATAATCGGCTTCTTTACGATCGACGAGATATTGCCGTCATCGTCGTAAAAGAGCTCGTAAAATACGTCTCCACCTTGGTTGTGCTCGTAGACGAAGAGCTGGTCGACCCGCAGCAACATTCCTTCCGAGAACATGCCGATCTGGCCTTCGGTGAAGTCTGAGGCAGTGACTTCGTCTATCAATATCCAGATCGCGCCATCTTCGGAGTAGTAATACTTGAAGCTGTTTGTGTCGCATTCGACCTTAAGGTGATAGAAGTCTGTAGTCGTGGGAGTGAATGCCATTTCCTCTCCCAAAACCGTGTCAGTCCCAGCCACTCGCTTCACGAAGGAGATCCGACCGCTCTTGCATTGCAGTCTAAGGAAATTCGAGCCGTCCTGATATTTGAAAATCAGGCCGCTGGCATTTCCTCTTCGAGCATTGAAGGCGCCTCGGTACATGAAGTTTTGGAAGATATTTTTCTCGCCATCGGTTTTAAGTATCAATAGTTTTTCTCCCGAAGCTTCGTCGGATTGCACCAGATACTGGTTGCTGCTTTCGACATCCTTTTCGATGAGCCATGTACCGCTTACCGTGTCGTATTTACTGGTCAGTATTCCGTTGCTCTTGATGAGTTGAATGGAATCGAACGTGACCTGCGGATTGTTATTACCATGCGTGTACCAGAAACGGACTTGAGTCACTGTCGACCAATCGAATCCGCCGATTATCGTGAAGGCAGACTTTGCAACCTCGATATAGTTCCAGCCGAGAGCAAGACTCGCGGCATTGATTATGGTCTCGGCTTCTTTTACGTCCTGCGTTTCTGCAAGCTCAAGTCGTATTGATGTCGGAACTTCGGTCGCGATGTAAACCCAGAAAGCGATCACATCGGTGTTGGCCGAACTAATGCCGTCCTCGAATCTTGTCAGGTCGAGAATTACCGTATTGTCGTAAGCGTAGGAAGATGCAGCACTTACTTTCCATCCTTGCGTTCCTGTTTTGTAATTGACCGTGTCCGCTACACCGCCAGTCATGAGGTTTTCATCGGTCTCAAATGTGGCGATCCGTTTGAAGAACGATCCGAAGCCGTCGAACTTATCGCCTTCACCCGTGTTTTCCTCTATCTTCACGAGTCGGTCAGCGGCATCACGTTCGTATGTCACCGATGTTTGCTGGAGAATAACTTTGTCGAAAGCTGTTATATTTCCGTTATCAAAGAGCACGACTTGACCTGCGGTTGTGATGCTTGAATCGGTTGTGCTGATTTGAGTCGTGAAGGTTATGCCGTCGAGCGACGTTGAGATGACAACTGAAGTTCCATTGAAGGCTACACGGAGCCAGTAGTCAGTATTGGCGCTGATTGAGAATGCAACGCTTTGGATTACGGTTCCGCCGTTCTTTGCGAATTTGAGCTCAGTGCCAGTAAAGTAGGCGTGGTAGCAGCTGGACGGCGAAGTGTAGCGCCATTTGATCCCCGAGTTTGAAGATCCTTGCAGGCGCCTGATGCGGGCTGTAAAAATACCGTTCAAATAATTACGGCTCTGGTTTCCGAGCGAGAGAATACTGTTTTTATCGCCAGACGCTTCATCAGTTTTTACATAACGCTTCAATCCGCTTAAGTCATGGATTTCCCAAAAACCTTCAGCATTCGACCAGAAGGCATTTGTCGTGTTTGCGGCTTTCACAACGCGCATGCTGTCGGCAATGAAGTCGGAAGCACCATTTGTGTTGGTTGAGAATTCAATCCTGACGCGAATGAGATTATTCCAGTTCGGCGCTCCGTTCTGGGTGAAGCTGCTCATTGGAATCGATATTCGGTTCCAGCCATTTTGGGTTATCTGGGAAAGGAAGTTGTTTTGGAAATAGTTTGTTGATGGCGTTGTTGATCCAAGCTGAAGCGTAGCCATGTCAATATTGGCCAACGCGCTCACGTAGACCCAGAATTCGATTTTGTCAGAACCAGAGAATGCCGAGATGTTTTTGCTCGGTATATCGATAAGAAGGGTTGCCGTGCTATCAGTTGTCAGGCTCAGTTTTCGGGCTTGAGTTCCTTGTTTATATTCGGAGGCATCAAAAGAACCGCCCGTGTATGTTTCGCCAGCTTCGTTATCAAAATTGGTGATGACCTTGTAATTGCTTTCGTATCCTTGGAATTCGTCGTTTACCACCTCGATGTTTTGCGAGTCTTCCTGCATGACGTCTTCCTCGTATCCGAAGCGAGTCATGATTCCTTTTTCCGAGACCGCTTCGGTGTCGCCAGATGGCAGATAGAAGTAGTTGGGGCTTTCGGTAATGCCGCTCAACAATGGATCGGCCGCGTGTTTGTGCAGGTTCGTAAACCCGCCACCCATGAGAATGTTCAGGTTTGTGGCGGTAACGTCGGGAGACACGCCTTCCAATGCCTGATCCACTTCATCGGCGCTTGCGTCAATGTCAGCCAGCTTTTCAAGGTCTGCTTTTTCAAGACCGTCCACGTCATGAAGTAGGTTAAGTTCATCTGCCACCGACTCGATTCCCGTCAGCGCATTGTTGAATTCGTCTTTGGTTACCGTGGTGTTTTCGAGAATGTTCAGGTCTTCGGCGCTGGCCTGAATGCCGTCCAAGGCAAGATTTATTTCAGCAATGCTGGCAGTGAGTCCTTGCGGGATCGCTTTGAATTGAACACGCTGGCGTTGGTCGGTTATTTTGGCGTTCGTCACTTCAGTAAAGCCGTTTTCGACTATTACCGTCGCCAAGAGATACTTGTTCTGCAAGCCAGCACCTTGTTCTTGTACGATCAAGGAACCGATATTGGAAGCGGTCGAATTGATATCTTCCGCGTCCATGTTCGCATCGGGAATGGAGCAGCAAATCTCATAAGTCTTCGGTGATCCCGAGATATTGTCTGGGATCGGCAGTACTGCGTCGGCCAGATTGTGAAATCGGAGAACGAATTCGTCATTCGTACCGTCACCGTCCACATCGGTACTTCGCAGGACGGGAAAATACGCGACGCCAGCCTTAATCTTTACGGTCTTGTCGGGCGTATCCTGAGCCACTACTTGCAGGTCTTCGCCGACGTCTTCGGGAGATAGCGCTGTTTTGGAAAAGTCAGCCACCCCGTCAGTGAAAAAATCACGCTCGACATTCTTGATGTCGATGTCCTGCCAGTAGGTATTTAGTGCGTTTAAGTATGATACTCGTGTTGCCATAGTGATTGTTTTTAAAAATTAGGATTCGAGCTCTTCAACCCGTTGCACGAGCTCCGCCAATTTCTCTTCGTCGCTTTTCACGCTCTTCGTGCCTTCCTGCGCGATCTCGATGTCGATTGACTCTTCATTGTTTCGGCCGACATTGACCGAGACCGCCAAGATGCGGTGAATTTGGTCAAAATCCAGAATGCCGTGCTTGATGATCACGCGGACGCGGTCACCGATGCCGTATTCAAAGAGGTCGATTTTGCTCTTATTAGGCTTGATGCTCGGAATCTCTTTAATTGGTTTGTGAAACGCCAAGAGCGCCTCGGCATTTTTGTTCAAAGTGTTTTGATCTTCAATTTCGGTGAAGTAGCGGACTTTCTCGAGCACTCCGAACTCCGCGATTGAGGCGTTGTCTTGCCGTACGGCCGTAATGATGTTGTTTTTCCCGTAGCAGGTAATTTTATTGAAAAGTTCCTTTCCTTCCGAGAGCAGCGTGAAGCTGTCGATAGAGTTGGCGTTCTGCAAGTTTTTGATGAATCGGAAAATGACGCTTGCGCTTTTATCTTCGCCGATCAACTTCTTGCAGTTGAGCTTGAAGTCGGTGTCCGTCAGGATTTCGCATAGCGTAGCCTCTTCGATTTTTTCGAAGGCTTTGCTGGCCTGCATTTGAAAAAAGTCATGGGAAAAAATATCCGTCACGTCAGTTTGCCCTTGAGATATTTCAGTATCGTCAGCGGGATTGATGACGGTATTCAGTAGCTCAAAAACCGCAAGCCCACCTTGCCAATTCGTAAAGCTGCGGGTTACCACCCGTTTATCAAGCAGCTGGTAAATTCCTTTGCAGCCGACTTCGAGGCTGTTATCGTCCACGATCCGCACGGCTTCGATGTAACCGACCCATACTCGGCGCACGTCGGTGCGGTCTTTCGGATTCACTCGGTTGATGACAATGCGGTTGTGTCTTTTGAGGTTCTCGGATTCTGCTCGCGGATGCGAGAGCGGCAGGGTGAACTTGGCCGTGTCTTTGCCCGTAAGAGTCAGCTTGAAATTCAACCCCTGCGGATTGAGGATTTTGCTGAAGGCCGTATTGTTCTTGTTGAGGATGTCGATTGTGTACATACGGACAAAGTTAAAGCCACGTGTCAGACCATTCGATCTGCGCGTATGAATAATTGTTTACGGGCGGTACGCCGCTTTCTTCCAAAAACACCACTTCGTTTTCGCCAGACAGCAGATAGAAAAACTCGCTATTGTTTGTGAGCACCAGCAAAGCGTCTTCGGTCGTGCCGTTTGTGCGGTAAATTGTGGCCGTGCCTTCAAGAACGTCGATCTTCAGGTAATCCTCGTTTTCCAGTGCACAGATAAACTGCATGAAGACGTCGTAAGTGCGGTTCAATATTTTCGGATTCACGCATGGCGCGTGGATCGTAATGACGGGCGAAGCGGCAAAGTTTCCGATGTTTACCAATGTCTTTTTATAAACGTAATTCCAGCCGATTTTCAAAGGCAGCTTGAACGGAATGATGATTTGCCCGCCCAAGATGTCAGCCTTTATTTCAGGCTGAGTTTTTATCGATTGCGAGAGCTTGCGTGGCTCCTTGCACTTGAGAGCTACGATAAAGTTGCGCACAAACGGGAACCCCAGCTCCTCGGCGTAATCGGGCATTTTGTCGACTTTCGCGAATACCTTTTTGGCAATGCCATCTTCTTCGGTGAAAAGCAATTCGCGGTAGCCATCATCTTTACTCGGTACGGCGCTCACGGTGAAAGCCTTTTGGAATTTATCGACCAGCGCCACCATCGTTTCCCGATCGGGAGCAATAAGCTGGCCAGTGAATACTAAGGCTCGCTTGCCGACAAAAGTGTCGTAATCAAGAATGCCGTGCTGCCCTTGTCTGGCTTCCTCTGAATGTCTGAGTTCGGGCGAATGAAATCCGCTCGGTGTTTCAATAATGCTGATGACGCAGCCGTTTGCCCGTTCCTGCTCAGACGCAAAAGGCACACCCGTGAGAGCGTCTTTCTCAAGGTCGTTTATGGTGATGCCGTTGTATGTGTAGGAAATTCCGAGCATAGTTTTTGGTTATCAGCTGAATCGCGCGCGCCACGAGAGCTCTCTCGCGGCAATTGAAAAATCAACACCTTCCCGAATGTTCTGGGTGATGTTTTGCGTGACTGTTCTTTGGTTGTTGTTGGTGATCCCGCTCCTTACATGGCCGCCAGATTTGAAGCCTCTGGTTCGAACCGCCTCCAATTGCCCTATGAGTCCAGAATATTTATCTACCATCCATGAAGGGGCGACCCACTCGCCGCCGTGCACGATACCCGCGACCTGATTTACTCCGCCGAAGGTGTATCCGCCAAAAGCCCAGCTTCCTTGGTTTACTGAAGCCTGTTCGCTTTTGAAAATATTGATCTTATCGAGGGCGCGTTGAACCCACGAGATGATGTTGTTGACGGTGTTTTGAATCGTGCTGAATACGCCCGTTACGATATTCACGACGTTATCCCAAATCGATCGCCAAGCGTTTCCTATGATGCTGATTCCGCCTTGGAATATTCCAGCGACCGCCTCAATGCCTTGATTGACGAGGTCTTTGATGGAAGTCCAAGTGTTTACCGCGAAATCTTTGACTCCGTTCCATGTTGTAGTCCACGCTTTGTTGACGGCGTCGAGCCCTGCGTTGAACAGGTTCTTGATGCTCTGCCAAATGCCTTCCAAGAATCCGACGATTGCATTCCAGATTGCGATAGCGGAGGCTTTAATGCCTTCCCATGCGGCAATCGTTGTAGCCTTGATTTGATCCCAGTTCTTAACGGTAAAGATAACCAGCTCGCTTAAACCGAATGTGATCACGGCGAGCACCGCGCGGAGTGAAGCTTCCACGTATGGCTTGATCCATTCCCAGAAACTGATCGCGGCTTGTTTTATTTTGTCCCAATTCTGAACGAAATAAATCACGGCTTCGCTCAGTCCGCCCGTGATAATTGCCAAGACGACTCGAAGAGCGCCTTCAACGTAAGGCTTCATCCATTCCCATGCTTTCATGGTGTAATCCACGACCTTATTCCAGACGTCCTGCACGAATGCGGTGATCTGATCCCAGTTTTTGATGGCAACGTAAATTGCCGTAATTAGCAGACCAATCGCCACAAACGGCGCGGCCGCTACGGCTACGGTTGCGATCAAACTGCCGAGGGAAACAACAAGCGAAGGAATCACGGAGATCGCCAAGCCAGTCAGGATTGAACCCAATGCAATGAGCGCGCCCTGCACCCAATCATTGTTTTCCACCCAGTCCTTGAGTTGCTCAACGATCGCTGGAATTTTATCGATGAATGCGGTTACCGCCTGAAGCGCTTGATTTAATGCAGGAAGCAAAGCGCTCCCGACCTGAATGCTGAGAGCCTCAAGGTTGTTTTTCATTGTCTGCCATTGAGCCGATACGGTGTTCTTTTGCTTTTCAAAAGCCTCGGTGATGTTTTGCGCGCCGTTTTCCATGTTTGCAAGCGACTCGACATACACGTCATTCAGGTCTCCAGAAAGCTGGATGACCGCGTTGTACGCCTTTATCGATCCAAAGATGGAGATGATCGCGGCATCATCGTTTTTTACGGACTCGGTGATTGCCTTGAAGGCGTTCACCATGCCGCCCTTTTTGTCCATCAGCTCTTTGAACGATTTCGCTCCCAGATTATCAAGTACCTTGGTAAGTTCTTTTCCTTCTCGGGTGACGCCAGCGATGACCGACTTCAATTCCGCATTGGCTTGCGAAGCTGGGAGTCCAGTGGTCGTAAGAGCCGCAACCGCGCTCAAATATTCAGGGAGCTCGATATTGGCTTGTGCTGCCATAGCCGCCACCGATCCGAAACCGTTTGCGAGCTCTGAGAGGTCTGTCTTGCCAGCTTTTGCTGCCTCAAACACATATCCGTATACTTTCTGAGTTTCCTCTGCATTCAGGTTGAAGGCGTTGACTGCGCTGGTTACGATGTCGGCCGCGTCCGCAGTACTTCCTAAAGCCACTACTCCGAGCTGCGCCGATTTCTCGAGCACTTCCATGGCGTCATCGGCTGAAATACCAGCGTCGCGGATTTCATATAGAGTCGCTGTCAGTTCGGAGATTTGCACGGGCGTACGTTTGGAAATATCCAAGACGGCGTTGCCCATGTCTTTCAGGCTTTCAGTATTGGTGTCGATGATCGTTGCGATATTGGTCATTCCTTTCTCAAACTCCACGGCGTTTTTTTACCGAGATCGTCAAAGCAGCCGCAAGCGCAGTCGCTGCGGCGGCAATGCCCGTGAACGCTATCTTGGCGATCTTTTCTGTAGACTCGGCGCTGAGGCCAAAAGTCTTGATCTCCTTGGTTGCGTTCTTGAGCGAGGACTCGAGGTCAGCTGTGTATCCAGTGATTTTGACCCCCAGTTCTCCAACGATGTTTGCTGTACCGAATGCCATGGTATTTAAGATTGAATAATGTTTTTAACTTCTTTCATTGCATCAAGCGGGTCTTGTTTCGGCTTATCCGCCTTTTTGCCGCTTTCTGCTTCCAGCATGTCCATGAGGCAGGAGTAGTACATGAGGAATTGTTTGTAGGTCAGCTTTAGGAGCTTCCAGTGATCAAATCCACCGTTGTAGTACCTGATCATCTGGGCGAACATCTCGCCGAGCCTTACTCCTTTTCGGCTGGTTCCTTGCCGCTCTTTAAGAGCTCTTCCGTTTTTTTTAGACCCAACTCCTTGAGCGGCTCAAAAAGCCACATGATGAAAGCGAGGCATGTCTTGAAGCCCCAGCCTTCGATTTCGTCTTTGCTGATCTTGTTGCAATCCTTCAAGACCAAGTGGATTTGATCCACCATGGTCTGGAATTTGCTCGCGTTCGATTGCTCCAGCTTTTCGAACTGGAGCATGGTTTTCATTTTGATGTCTGGCACCTTGTACTCCTTTCCGCCGACCTTGAAGACGTCATGGTCGGAGAGGAGCGCGTGGCTATCTGCATCGAATATTCGGCTCATAGGTTAAGAGTTAAATGTTAAGAGACGCTCTGTTCGTCCACGATTTCTTTGACGGTTCCAGCAAGCTCGATCGAGCAGACCATGATGCCGTCGTCGTCATCGGCTTGGAACGGAGTGGTAAGAGGTTTAATGTTCGTGACATTCTCAAGATCAATGCGGAATTCTTTGCCGTCGTTATTGACGTTCACGATTCGCGCGACCTTGTAGGTTTTGGTTCCGCCAGTGTAGAAGGTCACTTTCTTGCTGGCATTCGGTGTGTAGGTGTAATCCACAAGCAAAGTATCGCCACTGTCGATGTCTCCACCTTCAATGCGAGCAATGCGGGTATATCCGTCGGCTCCGATCTGCACGGTGTAATCCTGATTGAGGACGTAAGTGATTGATCCACCTTCGTCGGTTACTACGATTCCAGTGACTACCGCGCCGTTGCCGTTCTTGTTCTGCAGGGCTTTTCCAAGCACGCCAGTCAGGACGAGGTTTTCGTTGGTGATGTTTACGGGAGCGCCTGCGATATTGGTTTGCACGACCAATCCTGCATCGGTGTAAGCGAATGTGGTCAGATCGATTTCCGCCAAATCAAAGACGAATGACGCCTTGTTTCCGTTCTTGAATTTCTTGATGGCAGGAACGTTATCGAAGGCGACCTCGATGTTTTCCGCCTTGTGTTCGAAGGACATGTTTCGGATAGCACCCACATTGATGAGTGATCCGAAATCGTCTCCGATGAAGAGGGTTACTGAACCGTAGCGCAGTGCCTCGTTTCGTTGAATGTTCGTTTGTGACATAGTGATGAGAGTTAAAAAATGGTTAATAAAAATGCCCGCGTTTAGCACTGGAATTCATTCCAAGCTTTAGCGGGCTATATGCCTCAGTTTTCCACCTCGCGGACGGGTGGAATTTTATTGCTCGACTTCCTGTTCTTGTCGTAAATACGCGAACTTGAAGTCGATCGTGATTCGGCGCAGCGAATTGTCTTCGCTGAATCCATCCGCAATGACATCGAGCCACGTATTCTTTACCTTCATTCCCGTGTTTCCAAGATCACCTCGGAAGCGGTTCAAGTTATCAAGCAATTTTTCCTTCAATTCTTCCAGCGTGTCATCGCTTTCAACCGTACCGACAAGGTCGAACTGGTAACGCTCAGTCACGCAGTCGATGTCGTTTTGGTTTACGGCTGTTATCCGCTGAAAGGAGATGAAAGGGGTTGTCGCTTCGGGTGCAAATGTCCGATAGACGCGGTCGCCCACGATCGCAGTGATCGCAGGGTCATTGGTCAGCTGTTCATAGATGGCGGTTTTAAGATTCATTGTTTTTCAAATAATTATTATAAGTTTGCCAGATTTCTTTGCCGTGTTCGTCGATTGCTTTTCGGAACATCGCTCGCGGTTCCATTCTTTTGGTTCCGAATTCAACGAACGGTGCGTAAGAGACATTGGTTCCGACGAAGGCCTCCACCTTGTCTTTTGCCTCGGAAATTATCCGCGTATTGATGTTCGATTTCAGGTTTCCTGTACGCACTGGAGTGCTTTGCTTAACGAAGTATTCCGTCTTGAGTCCCGCTTGCATGGTTGCTTTCGCAGTTTTTTGGCCATAGTTTTGAATGCCTTTGGTTAAGGCTTCAACAACATCGGCGATTCCTGTTACTTTAATTGCCATAGTTATGCGGTTACTTTGTTAAGCTGAAGCTCCAAGTGGTCGAAGCTTTGTTTACCCATGACCTTTGAGACAAAAGCTATCTCATACTGGTCTCCATCAACGACGACTCGCATTTTCTCAGTGATATCTGGCTCAAAGCCGAGAAAGAGCGTGTAGTCTCCGCGTGTGTACTTTTCCAAGTCCTCAGCTCCTTTTCGCATGCTGCCGTTGTTTGCGACAAGCCGTGCTGGAGCGGTCAATTTGTCAGTCCATGTCTTTTTCACCACACCGCCAACATTGGAAGTGTGCTGTTCTTGGATCGTTGCGGTTTGTGTGAGCAAATCAAAGAATGACATGGGTTTACAGGTTAATATTCATTTTGCCCGTGAGCTTGCGGAAGCCTTTGAGCATTGTTTTTACAGGCAAAAGTCGATCATCGATTGTTTCAGTCTGCGCACTTGTTGATTTCTTGTAGCTGTAATTTCCAATTGATTCCTCAACGATTTCCTCGTTGCCGCCGTTGTTTCCGCTCATCATCATGTCGATAAACAACGCAGTGGCCTTGGTGATTTCTTTGGGAATCGGTGGATACTTTTCCTCGTTATCAATATCGACAATGCGCGGGAACAAGAGTTGCTGAGTGTCGGCGGCCTTTTCCCAGTATCCGCAGAACGAATCGATAAACATTTCCGCCTCGCGGATTTTCTTTTCAATCAAATCGTCCTCGGGAGGGTTTTGGTTTTCCGAATCGTTCAATTCCAGATACTGCTTTGGCGTCAGGTAGCGCACGGCGTTGAGTCGGCCAGCTTCGTTGGCGGTGTAGTACGAAACTTTCACCAAGTCGTCGGCAGAAGGCGCAAAATCAAACTTTACTTTGTTTGGAGAGACTTCCCGATACTCATAAAAAAGCCTGCCATTGTATTCAATGCGGCAAGTGCCGTTTCGAAAGTTTTGCCCGAGTGTGAACTCGGTTGCGCTTCCGTCTCCAGTTATGTTTTCTTGTTGAATGTAAGGCATCTTTTTACTATTAAAGAAGTTTCAAACCCTTGTATTCCAGCCCAGAGATTTCTCCGTTCAGGTCTCCGAGGGTCTTTTCTGCGTCCAGCAGGGTGAGCAACACCATGAGCATGTTCATTTCCAGTATGGCGTTGATAATCTCTCGCTGGCTGCTGGCAAGTCCCCCATTTTTCGGACACGTTTTCTGCAAGTGGGGATATGTAGTTTTGTGAGAAATTAGGCGGCTATTAAAGCGAGTTGGGATGGCAGTTGAAGGGCGGCGTAGGCC